GACAATCCATATTTGTTGGCTGACGGACAATACGAAGCGATGCTACGATCCCTACCTGAAGTTGAACGTAAACGACTTCTTGAAGGTGACTGGGAAGTAACGGAAGGTGCAGCCTTTCCTGAATTTAGTAGAGGTAAACATGTGGTCCCGAATTTTGACCTTCCACCAAACTTCCCACGAATACGTGCCGCTGACTATGGGTATGCAAGTCCTTCTTGTGTCCTGTGGGGTGCTATTGACTGGGATAACAATATATGGGTTTATCGTGAACTGTATGTAAAACAGTTGACAGCAGAGCAACTAGCTGATAGAATACTACAAGTAGAACAAGAAGATCCGACCCCCCACTATACAGTACTCGATTCATCGTGTTGGAACAAGACAGGCTTTGGTCCTTCCATAGCAGAGACAATGATGAGATGTGGAGTGCGTTGGATGCCATCGGACAGAAACCGACTTCAAGGTAAAATGGAAATACATCGTAGGCTTGCCGATGACCCTCGAACAGACGAACCTAGAATACGAATATTTCCGAACTGTGTCAACCTCATCAAACAACTATCAGGTATACCTCTTAGCAAAACAAATGCAGAAGATGTGGACACAAAGGCAGAAGATCACGCATACGATGCACTACGATATATGTTAATGACAAGGATGACAGGATATGTGTCGATTCATAAAACGCTTGGTGGCATTAAGAGTCAGGTCTTTCAAATGCAAGATCAAACATTTGGATATTAATAAATGGCAGAGATAACAAAAGACTCTACGCTTAGAGAAGTTTTACAATACTATGCTGATAAAAATAAAAGAAAAGATGCTTTTGTTACAGAGGGTGTAAAACTTTTTAAAGATATAGCAGATGAAAAAGGTTCAGCCGTAAAACTTTTTACACCTGATAAAACAGGAAAAACTTTATTAGCAAAAACACTCCCTAACATCCCTGAAGAAATTGGTCTTAAACAACCAATGCAAAATATTAGACAAGTTGGATTAATTCTAAAAGGAATTATTTCTCCTGATGACAAACTTTTAGAAACTCTACCTGACGCTTCTTCAAATTCAGAAAAAAATCTAAGAGTGTTTGGAATAGAAGAACCTGCAAAAGCAAAATCTCTTGTCACAATACGAGTTAACTCCGATACGATGAATGATTTTTTTAGTCAAATACATTCATTTAAAAAAGATAAAAAATCTGAAGCTATAGCTGACGCAGTATTATTTAATTTAAATACAGGCTTGCGACCTAATGCTGCAGCAGGATTAAAAGTTGGAGGAACTTATTTTCCTGAAAATGGTGCTATCTACATAGACGCAGAAACTAAAGGTGCAAAAGGTAGAAGAATAAATGTTCCGTTAAGTCCTCTTGCTGATTCTATATTACAAAAAAGAATAGCAGATAATAAAGTAAAAGATAATTATTTTTTTGTAAAACCAGATGGAAAACCTGTCACATCATCTGACATGACTTCACTTCTCAAAAAAATTAAAATAAAAGATTTTGTTTTTGATGCAAGTACAAATAAATACTATGATAGTCTAGCTCCTGAAGGTAAAGATGTACCCGGAAAAAGGGGATCAAGTTTACTAAGAAACATACATACTAAAATAGGACAAAAGGCAGGAATACCGTTTGAGAGAATAGCATACTTACAAGGTCGAAGTCTTGTATCAGCAGCACAAGGTTCAGTAGGAGAAATTGTAAGCTACGCTACTGATTTTCCGGGAGACATAGATCCTAAAGGTTTTGACGCACAAAAAGCAAATCAAATAAGTTCTATATTTGAACCATCTGTTAAAAAATTAAAATATAATTTGTCAGGCACACAAGCAAGAATAACGTCTAATACAAAAGGATTTGAAAATTATTTTGACGCACCTGTTTTAGATAAAGTAGATGAATCACCTTCGTCTAAAATGATTGCCACTGAAAATGATGTACTAGCTACCACACAAGAAATAAACAGCTTTGCAGATTTTACGCAAGAAGAATTAGATGAGCTTGAAGCAGGAGGTATAACTTCTGCTAAAAAAGAAGCAGAAAGCATAACATCAAAACTTAAAAAAATTGGAACAACAATAGTTGACAAGGGATCAAAAGCCATAGCAGGAGCTATTGGTGTTGAAGCTGCAAGACAGTTATTTACAGAACCTGCCGCCTTTGCAAAAGAAGTAGCAGTAGAGACAGCACTAGAAAAAGGACTAGGAACAGGTCCGGGTGCTTTTGTAGGTTTTGCTTTATCTCCAACAGAGATGGGTAAAGCTACTTTAGATGATTCTCCTGACGGAGAATATACGACAATACCTCTTGAACAAAACGTCATGAAGCCTGACGACATTCAAGGAGGATTTATAAATCAAAATCAAACAGGGAGACAATAATGGCACAAAACATGAATCAAGGTGCAGCTTATATTATGGGTTCAGATAAGACATCAGTTGATGATGCAATGGGTTCAGATCAGCTACACAGAGAAGGTCTTGAATTTTCAACAGAAGTAACTCAAGATGTTCTACAAATGGATATGCCAAAGAAGCAAACAAAACCTACTGTTGAAGCTTCTTTATTTTCTATGGCTGAACAAAGAGACTACTAAAATTAGTTAGGAATATAGTATGGCTGATGAAAGTTTTCTTCAACCTGATGACGACACTCCTGTATCTATTGAAAATCCACAAGAGCAAATGCCCGGATTGGCAGGATACGTCAAATCTAAATTTGAAGATTCAGAGAACGGCAGACGTTCTCACGAACTAAAGTGGTTACAGTCTTATAAAAACTTTAAAGGTATTTATGATTCTACAACTCAGTATCGTGACTCCGAAAGATCAAAAGTATTTATTAAGATAACTAAAACTAAAGTTCTTGCTGCGTATGGACAGATAGTGGATATACTTTTTAGTAACAAAAAGTTTCCACTTGTTGTAGAACCTACTCCTATGCCTGAAGGCATCGAGGAGTTTGCTCACATGAAAACTCCAGTAGACGAAGCTGAACAACCAGTTGATCCATTTGGTTTTGAAGGAGATGGTAGAGAGTTACCTCCCGGAGCTATGTCGGCTCGTGAACCACACAAGTTAGGAACGTACGGTAATGATTTTCCTGACATGTTGGCATCAGGACCTGCAAAGATGGGTGAGCCACAAGTTAAACCTGCACAGAAGATGGCTATGAATATGGAGAAGTGTATTCACGATCAACTTATGGACAGTAACGCAGTCAACGTATTTCGTAAAGCTATATTTGAATCAGCACTACTTGGAACAGGCATAGTCAAAGGTCCGTTAAACTTTTACAAACGTGTTCACAACTGGCAGATGAATCCTGATACTGGGCAAAAAGAATACAGTCCGTATGAAAAGATAATGCCACGTATAGAATATGTATCTCTGTGGGATTTTCATCCTGATCCATCTGCGACAAGCATTGAAGATTGTGAGTACGTGATACAAAGACATCGTATGAACCGTCAACAACTTCGTGGTCTAATTAAGCGACCATACTTTGATGCGTCAGCTATTGAAGAGTGTCTTACTAAAGGCCCTAACTACGAAGATAAATATTACGAAGATACTATCCGTGAGGACGATACTGAACCTTACTACCAAGAGAACAGATACGAAGTTCTTGAGTATTGGGGTGTCATAGATAAAAAACTTGCAAACGAAGTTGGCATGGAAAACTCCAACGAGATGTCAGAGTTTGATCAGCTACAAGTCAATGTATGGGTATGTGGTGGTATGGTTATCAGATGTGTAATGAACCCATTCACACCTGCAAGAATACCTTTCCAAGCTTTTCCATTTGAGATAGATCCTTATCAAATATGGGGTGTCGGTGTTGCAGAGAATATGGAATACTCACAAAAGCTAATGAACGGTCATTATCGTATGGCTATTGATAACTTAGCACTGGCAGGTAATCTTGTGTTTGACGTAGACGAAGCAAGCTTAGTCCCCGGTCAGAATATGGATATATTCCCCGGTAAGATATTTAGACGACAGTCAGGTGTAACAGGCACAGCAATTAACGGACTAAAGTTTCCGAACACTGCACCAGAGAACATACAGATGTATCAGATATCACGACAACTCGCTGATGAAGATACAGGTATACCATCCATATTACACGGACAAACAGGTGTAACAGGAACTGGTAGAACCGCTGCAGGACTGTCCATGTTGATGGGTTCAGCAGGACTGGCAATGAAAACAGTCATAAAGAATATAGATGATCATTTACTGAAGCCACTTGGCGAGTCTTTGTTTCAATGGAACATGCAGTTTAATGATGATCTAGGGGAGATAAAAGGGGATCTAGAAATAAAACCTCGTGGCGTTGCAGCAGTTATGCAAAAAGAAGTACGTACACAAAGATTAACTGCTTTGCTTCAAACCGTATCTAACCCAATGCTTGCACCTTTTATTAAGATACCAAACTTAATAAGAGAACTTGCAATAGCACAGGATATTGATCCTGATACGTTAGTCAACGATGCCAACGAAGCACAACTATACGCTGAAATGTTAAAAGGAATGATGGCTAATGTACAACAAGGAACAGGCGAGGATGCTGTCGCCACTAATCAACAGCAAGGAATGGGTCAACCTAGTGGAGTACCTCAACAACCTGAAGGAACTGACAGTCAAGGGTCTGGTAACGGCACAATCGGAGTCGGAGCTACGCCAACTGCAGGGGAAACTGGCTTTACTGGAAATGCTCCTAGAGTTGAAGAATAATCACGAAAGAATAAATAAGAATGTCTGACATTTTTGATTTTGCATTTGACTATGGTCTTACTTACTTTGAACCACCTTCAGAGAAGAAGGATATGTTATCAAAGGAACAATACAGTAAAGGCAATGTTGATTTCTACGAGCAAAGTTTAGATGACACTTTAGGAACTGGCATATCTCTCAAATTTAAAAATGACGATGATGAGGATGATAAAAAAGACGATGTAAATGTAAATGTTGTAGGTGATTCAGGAGAAGATCAATCAACCTTGTCGTTTTCTGAAATGGAATCTGTGTATGATAAAGGTCAAATTAGTTCTGCAAATATATACGACATGAGTATAGGAACTTATGGAGACGCACTATCAAAAGCAGGATTTGCTGATAAAACACCATTTAATGTTTTTGGACAAGATATATATACAGCAGGTGTACCAAAGACAGCAGCAGAAGCAAAGAAAGGACTTGAAAGATTTGTATCAAAAGAAAGTCTAGTAAATAAAGGTGTTAAGACAGGAGCTAGACTGCTAGGTATGAATCCTATGATAACGAGTGTAGCTATGGGTTTTGCAAACGGTAAAACAGTAGAAGATCCGTTAGGCAATCCAAGTTTTAGACCTAATCACTTTGCGTTGGGTGCTATTCACGATATAAATATGTCTATACAATATGACAACATAAGTGCTATACAGGCATCATTACGAGATCCAAAGACTGATACTAGAGGATTTGCTCAATACATAGGTGGTCAACTTGTATCACGGGCCCCGGGTGAGTTTGCTTACAGTGGCACTGGTGCAATAGGATTAAGCCAAGAAGAATTACAAAGAATAGATGCTTTGTCAAAGGGCATTGTTCCGAGTACATACGATTACAAAACTGAAACTGGAACAGCAGGAACACCTACAGGAAAAGGTGGTATGTATGATGATAGGGGTAGATATCACGATATAAATGGAACGTATGGTATGGGACCTCGTTCAGCATCAGAAGCTATAGGTAAAAGTACAGGACTTGGAACTGAAAAGGTAGAAGCCATATTAGCTGATGTAAGATCGGATAAAACAAAAAATTTAAATGTAGAAATAGCAAAGGCACAAGCTGCAAACTTTGCTGAAGCACAGAGAAAACAAAGAGAAGAAGTAGAAAGACAAATACAAGAGGAAGAAGCTAATACAAGTATTCCTGATGATTATGGTGTTACAGATAATATATATTCAAACTTTCAAGATACAACTCCTCAAGTAGATTATAACACCTACTACGATAATAATGACAGTGACAACAATGATAGTCCGGGAGGAGGAGGTAGCTCTGGTGGTGATTCATCCGACATGGGATTCTCTACACGATACGGTGGACAGATAGGACAAAAGTTTGCATTGGGTGGTAGAGGTGAAGTTGAACCTGCAGGTTTTATTGAAGGTCCTCCAGAAAAGTTTAGTGATCAAACAACCATTGCAGATGATATACCTTTAGAAGTTAAAGATGGTACTTTTGTTATAAATGCTCCTGCCGTAGAGTATGCAGGATCAGATGATATTAGCGAAATGTTAACAAAAGCGTATGAAAAAGTAGGACAAAGTATTGACAAATCTGGGCAAAGTACTACAATACCAAGTAGAGAACAAATTAATATAATGATCTCAAGAGGTGAGGTCGTAGTTCCTCCTCAAATAGCAAAGATCATAGGGTATGATCGTCTAGAAAAAATAAACAATCGTGGTAAAAAAGAAGTTACCAGACGACAGAAGCAAGGTAATCAAGAAAAGCCACAAGCTAGACAAGCTAGACAAGGTGGTGTAATAACCTTAGACGATATAAAATACAAAGAACGTTATTCAACTCCTAGTAAAGCCAGACAAGAAACAGAAAAAATATTACGATCTTTACCTTTAGCTGATGCTTTATCAATTATGATGTACGAAGAAGCAAACGTTTTAGGAGATAAAGGTTTAGAAGGTGTGGCTCACGTGTTTGTTAACAGAGCAGATGCTGAAGGTTACAAAGATTTTGGCAACTCTTTAATTAATGAACTTACAAAAAGAACGTACACCAAAGATAAAATATTTCAATTCAATGCCCTTGAACCAACTAAATTTAGAAATACTTTAAAAATATTTAAAAAGAACAAGAACAAATATTTGAAAATACGTAATATAGCAGAAGAAGTTATTGCAGGTGCTAGAAAAGATTTTACAAAAGGAGCTTTGTTTTTTAAAAATCCAACATCATCAGGTGCAAAAGATTTTAAAAAGAAAGTAGATTCTGGAGAGTATGTAGAAACAGACAGAAGTAAAAAGGTACAGGGTGTTTTTCAACATATATACTACAGACCTAAAGACTTTGGTTTTGTAACACAACCTTTACCTAAAACAGAGACAGGAATACCAGAAGGTTTTATAGAAATACCAGAACGTAAAAGTCAAACTAAACCAAGAATACCTGAATCAAAGGGTGGATCATTTCTGTTTAGAGGAAGTGATTATGAAAAAGGTGGAGCAACACCTGCTTTTTAAAAAAAGAATTAGTCAGCTACCCACATAAGTGGCCCTGACGAACCGAAGCAGCTACCCACAGCCAGTGGCACTGCAATATGAGGTATAAAACTATGGCAACACAAGTAAAGGGCGTAAGAGCCAACAAACCAAACGATTCATTTGGAGTAACAAATAACGAGAATCTTTATCGTGGCAAATATCGTGATGATGTTTACAAAGATGAAGAGGAACAAACAGAAGAAACTCAAGACCCCACACAAGTGGCTACTCAAGAGAAACCAAAACCTTCTGAAAATAGTTTTGCAGAAGCGAAGCAACAAGAGGATCACGATTACAAAAAACGTTATGATGACTTAAAAAAACATTATGACACAAAACTCAACGAGTTTAAAAGTGAACGTGAACAACTCATGGGAGAGCTTGATACATTCAAGCAACACACTCAAGAGTTACCTAGAGGTGCAACACCACCTAAAACACTTGAAGAACTTGAAGAGTTCAAAGAAAAGTACCCTGATGTATTTCAAGTTGTTGAAACAGTGGCAGGTGTACAATCTGAAGCTAAGATTGCAAAACTAAGACAAGACTTGGAATCAGTTAAACAGCGAGAGAAAAGTTTAGAAAAAGAAAAAGCTTTTGAAGAACTTCTTAGACTACATCCTGATTTTGATGATCTTAAAACAAATGAAAAGTTTTTAGGGTGGCTTGACGAACAACCTCAACAATTAAGTGACGGTATTTATAAAAACAATACTGACGCAAAATGGGCAGGTAAGGTCGTGTCTCTTTACAAAGCAGAGATGGGAATCTCTAACAAGAAACCTACTAAGTCTAAAGAATCCGATGCCGCAGCATCTGTAATAAGGCAACAGCCTAAAGACGTTGCAACAAAGGACTCAACTAAAAAGATTTGGAAAGGTTCTGACATCGCCAGACTTAAACCGTGGGAGTTCGAAAAGGTGGAAGCCGAGATCGATCTAGCACGGCAAGAAGGGCGAATTAATATGAACAGCTAAAAACCTCAAAATAGGAGAGAGAAAAATGGCTTTCGGAACTGCTGCAGGATATGCAAACTTACCATCAGGTAACTTTGCTCCTCAAATTTTCAGCCAAAAAGTTCTCAAGTTCTTCAGACGTGCTTCGGTTGCAGAAGATATTACGAATACTGATTACACTGGGGAGATTGAAAACTTTGGTGACACTGTGAACATTATCAAAGAACCAACAATAACTGTATCCAGTTATACAAGAGGTTCTGTGGTAAATACACAGGACTTGGCAGACGATCAAATAACATTGACCGTTGACCAAGCTAACGCATTTGCATTTAAAATTGATGACATCGAGGAAAGACACTCGCATGTTAACTTTGAAGCATTAGCAACTTCTTCAGGTGCTTTTTCTTTGAAGAGAAAATACGATGCAAACGTATTACAAACTTTATCAGACGGTGCAGGTCTTGCAGGTGCTGATGATGCAAGTTTATCAGGTGGATTAACAACTACTAATTCAGCTTTAGGAACAGCGTCTGCTCCAATCAACGTGGAGACAGATGATGCAGGTATCAACCTCATGCTATTAATGGCAAGAATACTTGATGACCAGTCTGTTCCAGAAGAGAATAGATGGTTTGTTGCTCCTCCAATCTTCTACGAGAAGATGTTTCAAGCAGGTAACAAGATAGCAGAAGTACAGGTAACTGGCGATGCTTCTTCAAACCTAAGAAACGGACTTGCAACTCCGGGTACACTTGCAGGATTTAGTTGCTACAAGTCTACTGCACTAAATAGTACAGCAGGTACAGACCAAGTAACATTATCAGGTGTCGCAACAGACGCTTCTGAAAATGTTATCTTAGCAGGTCATATTTCTGCTGCTGCTACAGCGTCTCACATCGCTAAGACTGAAGTGGTACGTTCGTCTGAATCATTCTCTGATGTCGTCAGAGGACTACATGTTTTTGGTAGAAAAGTTCTTAGACCAGAAGCATTAGTTCGTGGCGTTATCGACTTCGCTTAATAGGAGGAATAAAATATGACTACTTATAATCATACCATTCCCGGTGGAGGAACTGTCGGACATCCGGGTAATGTGCCAAGACCTTATATGGTTCAGTCAAGGATCTTTGATGCTGCTGACCAAAACCTTTCTGCAAATGACATTGTACAGATGATCGATGTGCCAGATAACACAATTGTTATCGGTGGATGTCTTGATGTTCTTGAAGCAGGTGGATCAGGTCTAACCTACGATGTTGGTTTAAGTACTGACATTGATGCTTTTGTAGATGGTGGTGAGGGTAATGCCGACAACATCGTACAATTTAACATGAAAGCAGCAGGTATCAATACTGTTATTGCTGCCGATGCAATTCAAGTTAAAGCATTAGGTGCAGGCGTTACTGCAGGTCGTTTCAGAGTTATCGCAATTATGTGTGACATTGGAACAGGACCAAAGCAGACAGCTAGTGTAACAACTGGTACATAAAAACTAATATAGGAGAGCAGGGTAACTTGCTCTCTTATCTTCTAAGGGGGTAAATGTCATATATGCGAGGGTAACATATGTCATACCTAATAAGTAACATACCACACTTTAAGTGTTGGGTACGAAAAGAATTTACACATAACCACCAAATGTATCACGGTGAATATTTACATGCACTAGCAATAGCCGTGAACACAGTGCCAGATAGATGTCTTAGCTTTCAAGTTGTATTTACAGGATGTGAGAGTGATGACGATGAAAACGAACAAAACGTACACGGTGGTGCAATGTGGGCAAGGATGCCGATAACAGCACTTGTTGCTGACATACCGTACGAAGAGTGGCCGCAGAAAATGTCAACGCATTTGGCTCAACCGTGGGATTGCAGTTCACATCATCATTCGGTAATGAAGTTAGATAGAGTTAGTTCTTCTCCGTGGATTTGCAAGATAGACGGAGAGTTTCATAAAGGACAATATCTGTTTACTGTAGACTACACAGAAAGTGATATAGCAGATGATCCTGCACAACACAAACAAAGTCATGTGCTACAGTTAATAGATGCAGGAGATTGGACAGGTAACATCGTTGCCCTACCAAACAACAGAGTAAGGGCAACAAGTCCTGCACTCTGGGAGACTGGCGAAGGACCTCCAGACTTTAGACCTAGCCAGTATATACATAATGCAGAGATTCACGAAACGTATCTTGATCCTGCAGTAACATTTGATAACTTATACTCGGAGAATGACCAATGATGGGCAAAAAGAAAATGATGATGGGTGGTGGCAAAGCTAAAAAGATGATGAAAGGTGGCGGCAAAACCAAAAAATACATGGCTAAAGGTGGAGCTATGGGTGGTATGAAAAAGCCAACTATGATGTCAAAAGGTGGCAAAGCAGGTGGTTTAACTATGGCAAAAGTAAACGCTTTCTTAAAATCAAAAAATATGAAAGCTGTTAAGGTCTAATCAATGACCGTGAAACGTGGGAGCATGAAAGGGTACACCATCAAAAGTGGTGACAAGCGATCTACCAAGTCTGGTGCAGGGATGACCGAAAAGGGTGTGAAGAAGTACCGTAAAGAGAATCCCGGAAGTAAGCTCAAGACTGCTGTAACAGGCAAGGTCAAACCCGGAAGTAAAGACGCAAAGAGACGTAAGTCCTTTTGTGCCAGATCTGCAGGGCAAATGAAAAAGTTCCCCAAAGCTGCTAAGAATCCAAATAGCAGACTACGACAAGCAAGGAGACGATGGAAATGTTAACTGAAATTAATTTTATCATGTTTAAGTTTTTTAATAAAATCAGTAATAATTTTTATAGACGCTATGTAAATATGCTACACAAGTCTCAGGGGAGAATCTAGTGTTATCGGCTCTCATAGGACCTATTAGTAGTCTCGCAGGCACTTGGTTTGAAAACAAACTTGCAAAGACAAAGGCAGACGGACAGGCTAAAGTTGCAGAAGCTAAAGCTCGTGCGACTGTTGCAGAGAAGGTTGCAACAGGTCAGGTTGCATGGGAAGGCAAGATGGCTGATGCTACAGTGGATTCTTGGAAAGACGAGTTTGCGTTAGTTGTGCTACTTGCTCCTGCTATACTTGTGTTCATCCCCGGAATGAGAGACTATGTAAAAGAAGGGTTTGAGATACTGGCAACTTTGCCTGAATGGTATCAGTACCTATTATATATAGCAATTTCTGCATCGTTTGGAATCAAAGGTGTAGGTCAAGCAGCAAAAATGTTAAGGAAAAAATAATGAGTGAATTATTCGGAACAGGACCAACATCAAAAGCGTACCGTGATTATGATAAAAAAAGATTTCACGATGACGGACCTGATAAAGAACAGATAATCATAAATAGTAATAGAAAAGATGCTAAAGATAAAGTTACATACAAAGGTAAGATATATCACCCAGACAGTAACGTTAGAAAACCCACTAAAATAGGAATATAGGAGTTTAGCATGGCAGCGAAAAAGAAAGCTAAAAAAAGTGGCTCTAAGCCATCTAATCCAAAGTTATACGCTTCAGTAAAAGCAGAAGCAAAGCGTAAGTTCAAGGTCTATCCTAGTGCGTATGCAAACGCATGGCTTGTGCGTACTTATAAGAAACGTGGTGGTGGATACGCATAATGGTTAAACCTAAAGGTGGCTTAACTAAATGGTTTAAAGAAGATTGGCGAGATGTCAAGACAGGCAAGAAATGTGGTCGGTCTGGTAAAGAAAAGAAGTCTCGACCTTATCCTGCGTGTAGACCAAAGAAAATTGCAGGTAAGATAACTAAGGCTGAAGCTAAAAAGAAAACAGGACCTAAAGCAGTCAAGTGGTCAGTCACTGCATCAGGTAGACGAAGAAAGACTACAAGGAAAAAAGCATGAAGTATGACGCAGATGAGTTTGTAGAAATGGTTGCCAAGCACGAGGGGATGGTTCTTGAACCTTACAAAGACAGTTTGGGCATAAGTACAATAGGCATAGGCAGAAACTTAGAAGATGGTGGCATCACGGATGTTGAATTAGACTACATAGGTAAGACACTTGAGCAGGTACTTGAACAGGGTCTTACACAAGAAGAAGCGTACTATCTGTGCCGAAACGATATAAGCAATGTAGAAAAAGAATTACTTGAAAGAAAACCTGTTGTAAATCAACTTGATTCTGTGCGACAGATGTGCCTTGTAGATATGGGATTTAATATGGGTGTTCCTCGTCTTATGAAATTTGTTAAGATGTGGGGAGCTATAGAGGTGGGTGATTTCTACGAAGCAAGCGAGCAGATGCTTGATTCACGTTGGGCAACGCAGGTTGGCAGACGTAGTAATGGTTTAGCAGAAATGATGAAATTGGGGTATGAGTTCTATGGCAGGTAAAAAACGATGCGAGACTTGCGAATGTTACGATTGCGATTGCGAAGAATGTACATGCGATTGTCATCACAATGATAGAGTTTCTCCTGATCTTCATGATCGACACGAGAGTGATAAACCAAACACAGAAGTTTAAAAGTATAGATGAATGTCTTTACTTTGCAGAACGATTACAGAGACAACCAACAATACCATATAAGGATGGCAATAGAAAAATAACGGCTTATTGTAAGCCAGTAAACAAGTAAGGGGAATACTATGTTAGCAGAACTTGCAGCGGCAAACGCTGCTTTTTCGGTGATCAAACAATTTGTATCCAACGGAAAAGAACTTTCAGGTTGTGCTAAACAGATTAGTGATTTTGTATTTGCAAAAGAACAAATAGAAAAGAAAGCAAATAACAAGAAAGGTGCAAGTGGTGATCTAGAAGAGTTCATGGCTCTTGAGCAAATAAAAGAAAAAGAAGATGAACTCAAGAAAATCATGATATATTTAGGCAGACCGGGATTGTGGCAGGATTGGCAAGCCTTTCAAGGTGAAGCACGTAAGTCTAGACGTTACGCAGAAAAAGTAAAAGAAAAGAAACGTGAAGAAATCATGGAGTACCTTACATATTCTATAGTATTTCTTATGGTTGTTGGGTTTGTTTTTTTATTAGCTCTTGTATATATAAATCATAAATAGATTGACATTTGAGCAGTCTATCTGTATAATCCTAAAAAGGAGTACCTTATGAAGAAACTAGCCGCACAAGCATTAGCTTTTCAATACCAACTACAAATTGAAAACGCACAAGCTATATTAAACAACAATAACGCAGCATTAAACATGATTGATCAATCTTTGAACGATATCATAACTGCAAATGAAAAATTAAAGACATTAAATACTATGATGTCTAGTGCTATCAAAGAAATAAAAGAAGAAGAGAAAGCTTCATAGTGATTAGCTACAGAATAATTAAATTAAAAAAAAAATTTAAGAATACTGTTACGCACGGATACTAAACCTTTTAGGCTTCTCACACAAGAACAAATAGATAATCTAAACAAACGTTTAAAAAGTCCTCAAAGAATACAACGTATCCGTGACAACTACCTAGAAACAAAACGCCTTCAGGAAAAACTAAAGCACCAAAGACTGCAAGAGAAGCTTGAAGAAGAAAAAAACAAATTAAAATTAAAAAAGAAATCTCGGAAAAGATATGGCAAGTAGTTACTTAGTACTTATAAATAATGTACTTAGAGATTTAAATGAAGTAGAATTGACATCTTCTAACTTTTCTAGTTCAAGAGGTATTCAAACTGCAGTCAAAGATTATATAAATCGTGCAATAGATGACATAATTAATTCTGATACTGAATGGCCCTTCACAGTTATTAACAAAAGTTTTACGACAGTTGCAGGAACACGTTTGTATACTAGATCGGCACTAAGCACTACAGACACAAAGACTGTAGACTTTGACAGTTTTACATTTCTTGAAGCATCAGATAAGAAAGAGACTACACTTGAGTATTTAACTTACAGTGAATATCTTGATAATTATCATGAAAGAGATACAGATCCGACAGGTAACTCACGAGCCATACCTGTATATATTTACGAAGATCCACAAAACAATATAGGCTTATCTCCTGTCCCTGATAAAGCAACATACACTGTAAAGTATTACTACTACGCCACACACACAGCGTTAAGTTCAGCAACAGATACATCTCTTATACCAACTAGATTTGAAACTGTAATAGCAGAAAAAGCAAAATACTACGCTTTTGTTTTACGTGGTGATGTACAAAACGCACAACTCGCACAGATGCAATTTGATAAATCAATCAAACGTATGCGTGTTGAGTTAATTAATAAACAACTATATATGAGAGCCGTTTAATGCCAGAGTTGAGTCAGACAGGTGCATTTCCTTTTATTTGTGAAGGTGGGTTAGTTGCCAACCGTTCTACATTTATTATGAAACCCGGTCAAGCTATACAACTTGAAAACTTTGAGCCTGACATAGAAGGTGGCTATCGTAGAATAAATGGTTATCAAAAACATGTAGAACAGATAGTACCTCACACTAGTTCATCAGATGAGTCTGTTCTTATGGTAACTAGCTTTGCTAACAAGATACTTGCTGCAAGAGGTGAAAAAATATTTAGTTCTGCTTCTACAGAGGTAGCAAGAGGATCAACTAATGCTATAGCTCAAGGAACTGGCATGACAGGATCAGGAACTATAACAGTGACAAGCACTACAGGTTTTAGTTCAAGTGGTACATTACAAATAGACAACGAACAGTTTACTTACACAGGAGTTACAGCTACTACATTTACAGGTGTAACTAGAGCAGCAAATAGTACAAGTGCTGCAGCTCATTCGGCTTCTTCTGACTCAGCACGAAACGTGGTATCTGAAAATTGGATTGAAAAAGATACAGGCAGAACTAACGCCACTAAATATTCTTTTGAAAGATTTAATTTTGATGGTAATGACAAAATACTATTAGTTGATGGTGCAAATGCACCTGTAGTATTTAATACATCTATAGTAGCCACTGATGTAAGCACTAGTTCTGTAGCAGGTGCAAGTATTGTTACATCGTTTAGAGAACACATGTTCTACGCAGGCATGTCTAGTACACCACAAGAAGTAGTATTTAGTCAACCATTCGATGAAGATGCGTTTAGTAGTGGATCTGGTGCAGGAAGTATAAAAGTTGATGACACTGTAGTTGGACTTAAAGTATTCCGTGAAAACTTATTTATATTTTGTGAAAACAGAATATTTAAATTATCAGGTAGCTCTAGTTCAGATTTTACAGTATCGGCTGTAACAAGAGACATAGGTTGCATAAATGGTAAGACTATTCAGGAATTTGCAGGTGATCTTATCTTTCTTGGTCCTGATGGGTTACGTACAGTTGCAGGTACAGCAAGAATTGGTGACGTTGAGTTAGGAACTATAAGTTCTAATGTGCAATCTATATTTGATGATAATATATCAAACGCATCTGTGTTTGAGTCAATTGTTATACCAGAGAAAACTCAATATCGTTTATTCTTTTCAAAGGCAGGAGCATTAGAATCACGAACGGAAGGTTTAATATGTGTCTTGAAAGGACAACAGACTGGACAGCAAGGATATGAGTTTTCTAGAATAAAAGGAATTAAGCCTGCATGCACTGACACATTTATATTGGTAGGTGACATACTTGTTCTTCATGGTGGTTTTGACGGCTACATATATAGACAAGAAGAGGGAGCAACATTTGATGGAACGGCTATAAACGCAAAGTATCGCAGTCCTGACTTGACAATGAATGACCCCGGAATAAGAAAACACATGCAAAGAGTCATTGTAAACTACAAACCTGAATCAATTATTGATGCAGATCTTTTTGTTAGATACGATTATGAGAGTTCTACTGCATCTAGACCTGCAGCTTATCCCCTCGATTCAACTGATATTGCAGGTATTTATGGTACTTCAGTATATGGTGTACCTACATATGGAGGACCTACGCAACCGTTAGTAAGACAACCTGTAGAGGGTTCAGGATTTGCAGTGGCATTAAGAGTAAACGATGGAGGTTCAACTGATCCATATTCACTCAAGGGATTTCAGTTGGAGTATCAACTAGGAGCTAGACGTTAATGGGAGCAACGTATACAAGACAGTCGTCATACACTGACGGAGACGTAATACAAGCAGCCGATACCAATAATGAGTTTGATCAACTACTTGCAGCGTTTGCATCTAGTTCAGGACATACTCACGATGGTACAACTGGAGAGGGTGGACCTATCACCAAAATGCTTGGTACGTCTCTGACACTAGGAGATGCTACTGCAGGTACAGATATAACAGTTACATTCGATGGTGAAAGTAACGATGGTGTCCTTAAATGGATGGAAGATGAGGACTATTTTGAGTTTAGTGACGACATACTTGTTGCTTCTACAGAGAAGTTACAATTCAGAGATACAGCAATATACATCAATTCCAGTGCCGATGGACAACTCGACCTCGTAGCCGACACAGAGATACAGATAGCAGCCACTACCATAGATATAAATGGTAATGCTGACATATCAGGTAACTTAGGTATAGGTGGTAATCTTACCGTAACAGGTACAACCACATTCAACGGTGGTACAATGACGTTGGGTGATGCTGCCACAGACAATGTTGTGTTCGGTGCAGATGTTAACAGTTCTATTATACCTAACACAGATAACACATATGACTTAGGTTCTTCTAGTCAAGAGTGGAAAGATATATGCATTGATGGTGTTGCA